TGGCGCATCGGCTTCATCCGGGAATAATCTTGGACGACGTGAAAGCAAATAATCGACAACGCCTTCTTCGATTGAATTTTGCAGAGCAACATCGTTTGGAACTAAATTAGAAATTTCAACTACGATTCCAACTTCTGAAAATACAGCAGCGGTCACATTATCGGACATTGGCTTTCTTTTTGGATCGTTAAGGTATGCTTGAACTTCTGCAAGTTTTGGAGCGTCTGGAATTCTATTTAATCGGTCGCTTGTAATTGTATAAACATTAATATAGTTAGGCGATATTCGAAAAGGGTAAGCCTCTGCAATCCCAGAAACTTCAGTTGCCCACTGAACATAATCCGGAACTGCTCCCCCTTGCGGTGGGAGTTGCTGCCTAAATGTAACTCTTGCACGAAAATTTTCTAAATCTTCAGAATCAGATCCTGATTGAATTATAGATGTAACGGTTGCCTCTGTATCAATATCGGTGATACGAGTTGCAAATTCCAAAACATCGGAAACGGACAAATTTGAACCGCTACCAGCCTCGATGGCTTCGCATTGAATACTTGCCGAACCACTATCAATGCCCTTAGTTTCAAGTGTAACGTATGTTTTATTAGAAAATGTTAAAATTTCACCTTCATTAATTATTCTCCCATTGATTCCAGTTGCATTGATGATGAATGTAAAAAAAGTTGCTGGAGTTGGTTCTAATCCATATTCCAAACCACGGGCAAGCAAAGCATCTTCATCGGCTGTGGCAACAAATATTTGTCTTCTAACCCATTGCCCAAATTTGTAAATACCATAAGCAAGGCCTGCCATAGCAGTTGCTAGAATTTCCCAAAATGAAATTGGCAATAACGGAGCTGAACGTCCAACCTTGGATTCTATGTCGGAAATTGCTTGATCTTTTAATTCTTGTAAGGTTGGAATATTTGCCATTATTCAATACCGCCTAATGGATATTCTAAGGATTGAGATTTCCAATTCAAACCATAGGAAAATTCTCTAGAAGTTCCGTCTGGCTCAATGATTAAAGCTGTTAATTTTATATATGATGGGCTTTGAATCGTTCCATTAATTTGAACATCTTGGGAAACGCCCGAACGTATTAAATATGATAATGCTTCTTGCAGAAATCTTACTGCTTTATTCCTGGTATCATTAGAAACATTTTCTTTAAATAAATCTGACAATCTAGATTTTAGTCTAGAATTTTCATCGGAAATTTGATTTCCCCAATATGGATTTGCAAAACTTGCAATATATGCAGAATTAAAAATAGAATCGGTTACTCTAAAATCCCCTTTAGAATCAAAGGAAATTTTTCCGCCGTCTTCAGTTGGTTCTAATAATAAATCTGCCATTCTTAATATACCTTCCCAAAATTCAGCGCACAAAAAAACAAGATTTTTATTGTGTTTAAATTGTATTTAATTATTTTTCTCATGATAGGTTTAAGGGTGTCATAGTTGACGTGTTAGTTACTACTCCAGTTTCCGCCGTGGTTTTTATTTGAGTTGCCAACGTCAAAGCAGCCAAAGATTTGTCAGAGAATGGAGCTGAAAGAACTAATGGAATAGGCGGAGTTGTTATTGTATGACCTGGCATTCCCCCCATAATGGTATTAAAAAAAGCTGCAATCTGTGCATAGAACCCAGCTCCACCATCGTCCAAAGCGGGATTATTTCTTAACCAATCGCCTAATGTTTGAGCTGCGGTCACTACAGTTGTTGAAGCTGGAACGACAGATAAAAATCCTTTTTCCATGACATTTTGCCAAAGCGTTCCTATTTTATCTTGAATGATAGAATTTGTTGGAATTCCAATCCAATCGTATGGAGAAACTTCATTGTAGAAATCTTCAAATTCTGCTTGCATGTCGGAAAGATTTATTGCCATTATTGTATTGGAAGTATTGGTCCAACTGTAGGACCTAAAACAGTAATATGTCCATGTTTTGAAACTTCTATATTTGTGGTTCCAACCGTAATTTCTTCGCTCACTTTTAAATTTTTTTCCATTTCTACGTTTTCTTCATATATAGTTTTTCCATCTTGCGAAAAAACAATATCCCCATTAATTACAGAATATCCAAATTCCGTCTCTGTAATCATAACCCTATCATTCTTTGCTGGTATAGACGCAAAACCTGGAAGTTGATAAAATTCATTTTCGTCTGTTATATTGTCGCCTTCTTTAGAAGTCACTACAACAGCATTACCAATCGCATTTCCACGTTTCCCGAATTTTGCTTTGTCTACATCTGCAAGCCTAATCATTATTTTAGTCCTAAAAATCTTTGTGTAACGCCTAGCAAAGATTCGTCTATTTCGGAATCATCTACTTGGCTCCATGGCCTTTTAAATCTATCAGATAATGACTCGAATGCGTCTGGCAAAGTTAAATCTAAGGTGCATTTTTCTCCATCTTCATCAAAAGAAAGTTCAACCTTTTTTATACCTAAAGATGAAGGCGTGTAAACCATAGACTTAGGAGCTTCCAAAGTTATAAATGAACCAGGCTGAAATAATTGATTGTTGAATGTCCAAGATGATAAGAAAACTTGCAACGATAATGCGTCGCTTGCATCTTGGCATTTTTCCCTTTGACCTTGTTGGAATAAAGTCGCATTTTCTTTTTTGGCTTTTATATATTTGGTTCTTTGCTCAATATCCAAATTTGTATATCGTTTTCCGTTAGTTGATCCGTTCCCAGCACCTTCAACATAATAGAATCTAAATCGCTTTGATAAATCGAATGAGGCATTTACAGAAATAACTGGACTTTGCCCATCTTTTAAATCGGCAACTGTAGGATCATTTTGACTAATTCTTGTTAAATAGCACCTTGAATCTATTCCAGGGAAAGCCCAGTAATTGCGACTTGCGGCAAGCCTTGCAACTGCTTCCCATTTTTTTTCACCTCGGTCAATTTTAATTGTAGGGAATGAAGGTGTATCGGGCGTAACTACTATTAATCCTTTTCCAATTACAGTATCGCAAAACTGTTGTAATGTTAATCTGGTATAATAAAATTTTTCAATCTCATCTGAATCAACTGCGATAGATAAAGCTGACCTGCCTTGTATGTTTATATTGATTCCACTTTCATCGCTTCCAGGTGTTATAATATCAATGAAACCATCAAAGATATCGACACCACTATATTTTACTTTTAATTTTCTGATTTTATATGGCTGAAATAAATCTCTGGAATCTTTATCTAAAGGGTTGAAAACAGTTGTAAATGAGCAAGCCACTACAGGAGTATCAACTTCATAAACTAATGATAGTCCTTTGAACCATTTTAATTCTTGATTTTCAACTATGATTTGGATTTTAGGTTTACTATCGTCGCCTAATATCATATTTAGCATTTTGTTTTTTGCTAAATTTACGAGTTCCCCAGGTTTTATTTTTGCAGTTAATGGCTCTGGAATTCCTATGCTCATGGGATGAACCTTACCTGTTTGCCTTCGGGCATGAGAATTATTTCCATATCTTGCAAATTATTATAAGTTATAAACTCATCGACTCGATTAATATCATCTAAAAATTCATAACAAAATACGACTGGAGTTATATTTTTTGTCAAGGTTACAATACGTTCGGTTGGGAGTCTTAAAGTTCTATCAATAAGTATTTTTTGACATTGACTTGCAAATCTTCTAAAGTGATAATAAACATCATAATCAGCGATTCCGTTTAATGCTTCCACCCTATCGAAAATAGTTTTTAAATTTTGAACTGAATCATAAATTAAATCGGCAATTCTTACTGCTTGACTTCTAGTTGCAATGTCACCCTCCAAGGATGACGCTAATAATGCTGAAGTGCTTATAGAGGCAATGCAACCCTGTAAAGTCGCCTCGTTAGGATTATAAATTGCGTTAGGTGTATTAAGTTGCAAGCCCGTAAATTCTAATAAATTTTTATATCCTGAAACTTTTGCTTCTATAGATGAAATTGTGCTAGTTGAAAGTTGAAAAAGTGAATTTAAATTTGTTACTAATTGAGCTGGTTCTTTTACTAGATCATCAATGTTCCTTTCAATTTGTCTTTTTTCTTTATTAATTCTATCTTTTAATTCTTGAACACGTATTCCAAAATTCTTTTCTTGCCTAGTGAAACTTTCCAACACGTTGGTTGCTCTGGATTTCACTCGATTAAATTCTAATTGAGTTGCTCCGATTCTTTGAGCAATGCCACGTTGCAATCGTAAAGCGGCTGTTTGTAAACTTAGGATTCTATTTGCAGCGTCTAGAATTAATTCTGCAAAATCAAAAGCAGCATTTAAAAATGCGAAAAATCCTTCTGCTTCCGGATAGTATTTTATAAATTCAATTGTAAAAGTTGACCTTGCAATTCCATTGACCCAATCCTCTTTTTGTTCGTATGTTAAGGGGATTACATCATGGCTTCCCCATCTTGGATGGTCCAAAGTTCCAATTCCATTTTCTTCTAGAGCACGAAAAAATCTATCAGCTTCTTGATCGTGATTTTCTCCCGAAAAATAACATTCAACTGGGAAGCGGTTTGCAATGTTTCCTAATTCTTGTTCGTTGGTAACGTTACGATCTGGGAATTCATTGATTCCAACTTTCTTTCCACCTGAACGAGTTAAAGTATCAAAATTTAGGGTAAATAATTTTTTCTTAGGCGACTCATATTGAAATTGCTCAAGACGTTCTACGGATGACATTATCGACTAGCTCCTACGCCTCTTTGGACTGTGATTCCAGGAGCTGATCCGCGTCTTCTAGTTGACGTTCCACTTGGCAAGTTATTAAAATTGACATCCAATTCAGAGCGGTTTGTAGTAGTTGTATTCGAATTAATCACGCCTTGATTTCTCGAAGTCGGAGCATTCCCTGAACCGCTACCACCGTTTACCCCTGGCATAGATGGAGGTTCAGACGGTTCGTTGTCACCACCTAACCAAGATGGTAAAATAGATTTTGCGGCGTTCCATAATGCCATAACGGATTTTATTCCCAAAATGATAGGGTCAAATAATCCTAACGATTTTAAGTATTCGAATGCTTGAACTAAATTATCCCATACGATAGCTGCTAGTTTTTTAATCCATTCCCATAATTCCATAGCAATTTTAACTATAGAATCCCAGTTTTTGTAAATAAGATATCCGACCGCTACAAGTGCAATTATTCCAGCTATGATTAATCCGATAGGAGACATTAAAAAAGCGGCGTTCAATGCTAACCAAGATTTAAGCATTAATAAGGTTGATCCACTGGCCGCCGTTTGTAATACCGTATAAGCTGCCCATACTGCTTGTGAAGTTAAGACGATAGTTCTTAATGCTACGAATGCAAGGTAAGCACCGCCTAATGCTGGTATTAATCCGTTTTCAAATAACGAAATAACGGTATCAAGTATCGGGTCTACATAATCTAGTCCAACTATTAAAGCACCTAATGCACCATTAATCAATGGCTGTAATTTTACAAAAGCGTTTCCTAATTTTGCGTCGATCTTATCTCCCAAGTTCGATATTTTTCCAGTGGTTGAATTCATTGCATTTTCCAATGCTCCTGCAAACATCCCGCCTTCACCTTGTGCTTTTTGTAAAGCTGCTACAAGATCATCATATGAAACTTCCATTTTTTTAACTTCGTCAATATTTTTTCCGGTGTAATCAGCTAACACGCCGTAAATATTTATCCCAGCAATTCCAAATTGTTTAATGTCGGTTGCGGTTGCTTTCCCAGTGTTTTTAATTTGCTGAAGGTTAGAAGCCATTCTTTCAAGTTCAACAGATCCACCACCGCTAGCGGCAATAGCATTCCCAAGTGCAAGGACTGCTTTCCTTGCTTTTTCAGAATCCTCCCCAGCTGATACCAAGGCTCTGTTTGCTGTTAATAATGATTGAAAGTTAAATGGTGTTAATTCTGCATCGGTTGCAATCCCTTGCACCGCTTTTTTTGCAGCTTCAGACGATTTTAAAAATGTCTTAAACCCTATTTCTGCATTTTCGAATGTCTGTCCGACATCCATCATCTTTTTGAAGCCAGCGGCAACGGCTCCGCCTAACAGTAGATTTTTTACATTAAGAATGGAACTCCCAAGATCCGTATTAATATTTTTTGACAAACTATTAACTTGTTTTTGAATTTGACCAAATTTCTTTTGGTCGGAGGCATCAATTTTAAAAACTAATCCAAATACATTCGGTCTTGCCATCTAAAATTTGCCTCCTATTTTTATTTCAAGCCAAGTTTATCAACTGCTCTGTTATCCTGATTATTTAATTCCATAACCGCATCGTAAAAAAATTTCAATCTTTTAAATTTAAAATTCATTACATCTTTAATTGACCCAAATCTATCAATGACAGTAAACAACATTTTTCGAAGTTCACTGCCTTCTACGATAAAAAATCAGTAATAACCATGCAAACGTCCATGTCAACTTTTTTCATCTTACTATATTTCGTTACATCAATTTTGCAAATCTTGTTTAACATTCTATAGGTTTTTTGGAGTTGCTGTTTTTTAAGTTTAACTTGCATTTCATTAGTTTTCCCGTTCAGATTAATAACTTCCAAATCAGATAAATCTAATAATTGATCGGCTGTCAACATTGGAAAATTAATTAATTCAATATCTTCGATTGGTTTTGCAAGTTTGAATGATATCACGTCTCCATTGCATGCAAGTTGACCTCTACGAATTGCATCGACAAAAACAGTTTTTTTAGCTTCGTCTAACTCTCCAAATTCTTCTTCTATTTTTGCAATTTCTTCGTATGCTTCCAATTCATCGATTTTATAATTATCAATTTTCTTTTCGTATAAACTTCTCATTTTTTACCTCGTTATAAAAAATTAAATCTGTTCGAATTTTTCGCCCATCATAGAAATTTCAACCGTCCCATCTCCAGAGTTAGCATCTAAAACATCTTCCATTTTGAGTGATCCTGAATATACGGTTCCATTAACTAAAGTTATGGATACTGGAACTGGATCAAAGCTATTTGCAATTTCTTGCAAAAATTCCAAATCCTGTCTAGATGGATCAATGGAAATTGCAAGACCATCGAAGCCGCCTAACTTCCTACGTTTATTGGTATGCAATTTTCCATTTCCAGTTGGCAAGTTTTCATTTGTAAAACCTGACAATCTGTAATTTAATGTTTGTTCGTTAGCTGGATCGAATTCTCGACCGTTGATATTTATTGATTGTATGTCGCCGCCGCGTGCCATTATGATTGACCCCCTCTAATTCCAAAACGATAAGCTACTGCTAAAATATCTAATGCTACTGCAAGATCATCTTGAATCTCAACATCTATTCTAGCACCTGAACCAGCATTGATTTCTGCTTTAATTGATTGAACGATTAAATTTCTGTTTTTAGAGATTGCTAATGGAATCCAAAGTTCATCAACTAACTGAATTATTTTCCCTTTTACAAACTTAGGTCTTATTGCATACGCTAGCGAAGTTGTAGAATCATTATCGACCACTACTCCAGTTACAAAAGGTTCGCTGGAAAGTAAGGTATCCAATGAATAAATTTTAGTTTGAATATTGGAAATTCTTTCTGTTCTTGATAGATCAATTTCAGATCCACCGATCGAATTCGTTTTTTTAGTAGTCATAAAATCACGAATTGCAAATTGTCTATCTGACGTTATGCTTACAGTAGTTGCACCAGCTTGGACAAGTCCCTCTTGAGTTCCTTGATTAAAATTTACTAAAGTAGATGGAACTCTTACACCTGGAATTACAGTTCCAGAGAATGATCTACCTGGAGAAGACTGATACCAGAGAGCAGCGAAACCACACACCCAAGCTGAAGACAAATAATCTAACGTATTCGATTCGAAAGTTGGAATAAAGCTTACTGCTTCAGTGTTCAAAGCGGTTGCGGCTGCTTGATAAGTTGCCAAATCTTGATTGTTTGGAACATACCCAATAAACGGTTTTTTGAATTCCGGTGAAATTCTTTCGATGTATTTATCTCTAAGGATATTCAATGAAGCAGTTGCGTTATATGGACAATGAATGTCGGTATAAAATACATTTCCTAATCCGTTTATTGCGTTTGTAATATCGGGATCATTTGCACCGCTTGCGAGTTGCGTTATTGTCACAGTCAAACCTGTGGGGATAGTTGGGTCACTATCCTCCAACCGTGTAGCAATTTTAATTCTATTGCCAACTAGCCCAGAATTCTTAGCTGTTACATTGCAGTTAGGCGAGCTAAAGGCAGCGCTGACAGGTAAATCTAAAATTGCATTTATAGCAGTTGCTAGGTTACTTGTTAAGGTTGCACCTGTCGCACCGTTTGCAACTGGTAAAGTAAATCTTGTTCCAGATATGTAAAATGGGATTGACCCTGCTACGCTTGCGGTTCCACCGATTACAATTGATCCAGCAGCTTTAACGCCCGATACATCCTTTGGAACTGGTAAAGCATAAATTGGAATTAGCGAGTTAGATCCTTGTCTTGCACGTTTGATTGATAATGCAAGCATTGAACCTTTGCCGTAAAGATCATCCTCTTGACCTTCCACTACAATCTCTTTTGCAGCGTTGTTAACTGGCGACTTATCATCATTGTATTGACCAACGCAAACAATTTTTCTAGGAGCTATTAATCCACCTAGCGAAAGTAATACGTTTTTAGGTTCAATATATACGCCTTTTGCTCTTGCTGTGCTTGGCACTAAATCGAATGCTATCATTTTATATTCTCCTTATGATTCCTAATTATAATTATATGACAAATCAAAATAATTCCCATCAATATCAATTCCTTTTAAAAGTTCTACAATTCTTCCGTTGTTATTCGCATATGGTTTTGTGATTCCAGGTGGATAATATGGCAATTCCAAAGTGAATGTCATTTCTGCACCTATAACAGCGGTTTCGTTTCTGTCCTCTGAATTATTTATAAAATTAATACTTGCCCATGATCTTTTTGCAAGTTCACCAATTTTCTTTCCAAAATGGGAATTGTCAAATCTGTATATTGCATTTCTAACTTGTTGGATAAGATATTTTAATCGTCTTACGGCTGCTTGCTCTGCTTTTTCTTCTAGATTTCCTTGGTCTTCAGTCACCATTTGAATTACAAACGTGCAAACATCTTGAGTAAATTCTTTAGTTGCCCCTACGGATGATGGTGAAATGTTAGGTGGGTAAACTACAACCAAGGGAATCTTAGCACCTTTGCGGTTAAGGTCGTCTCTGAGTTGTGGCATGTAAATTAAATCGTATGAGACTTCAAAGTTTACATTGTCAGATAATGTGTTTTGTTGATCCCGATAATCGATTATAGATTGTACAATAAGTTGTTGGTATAAATCGAATAAGCCAATTTCTGCTAGAACTGGATTTTCGGATTGGTCAATCATTTCTTGAGGTGTCACTAAAAGATCCCTCTTCTTTTTTGGATTGCAGTAGGAACGATTTCATCTGGCAATTTTTCAACCTGGAAGGTTACAAAACCTAAAGTCCTATCGTATTCCATATTTTTACAAACACCAGTTACTAGTAACTTATCGGTGTCTAAAAATTTAACTGGTAAATTATCTTCTAATGTGATATTTTGAGCTGTTAAATCTGCAATTTTCACGGTGATAGCTGTCCGATTTACAACCGTTCTAAGGTTAGTTGACGGATCTCTTATGGAAGCAATTCTGTTAATTTGACCAGACAAGACTACCCAAGAACTAGCAATAAACAATTCAAAATCTTGACCAAAATAATATTTGGAAGTCAAGGTTGAATCTAAATCTTTATTTGCTAATTCTACAAGGTTCATTTTGTATTAAACTAACTCGTCGCTTGAATTAAATTTTAAAGCTTTGTCTGATTCTTTTTTTTCGGGCTTGCTTTCTGTTTTTGTTCCCGCAATTTCTTGTTCAGATTCAGGTTCTTGCTGAAATTCTTGCTGCTTTTCATTCAACTTGTTAAATTCAGATTCTGAAAGAATAGATTTTTCTTTTAAAAGTTGATCGAAGGCTTTAATTTTTTTATATTCTTCAATATATTTTCCTGGGATTTCTTCGCCTGGATCTAAAGTTTTCCAAAATTGGTTTGGAGCCGATACCGTAAGTTTTGGGTTTATGTAATATTTCATTTTTCCTCATTGAGAGGGAATTTTACATCCCTCTATTTTTCGTTATTTTAAGTATTTAAACTTTTAATGGTTCCAATACAATCTATTGCAGTTGGAATTAATAATGGAGCTGATTGAACGCCTGCCATATAACAAGATGGAGCCTTAGCATAAAGGAAAGGCACAAATTGACCTGCAACCATTTCTGGCGGAGTTGGCAATCCAGACTGAATATACTCTTGCTCGAATTGAGGGATAACTTCAACAGCTGCAAATCCTTTCGTAAATCTTGCAGTTCTATCAAATACGACAACTGTATAAGATGGCATATATTTAGTTTTGGTAGTTGCGGCTGCTATAGTGGCTCCTGGAATTTCATAAAAATCATCCGCTACGTAAACATCAAGCATGTAACCTGGAATTCCATTTAGTCGCCCTTGATAAGTTGCACCGTTAATAACATCGCCTTGAGCAAGCAACCCAGATTGTATCCATGAAGGAGAATCTTGGTATTTTGCAGTAAGTCTAGTCTTAAGTAGCATGAACGATAAAGAGTCCATAACAACTGTTTGCGGTCTTCTTTTTCCGTTTTGGAAAACTCTTTCGCAAATAATCCCTAAATCGCCTTCGACGTTAGCTGTTGTTTGATCCCATTTTATGGATGGAACTAAATTTAAAGTCGCTTTTTTTCCAAAATCTAAAGATACTTGGTTTTTTAGAGTGATAATCCCATTAGTAAATGCTTGAACGGCTTGCAATTCGATAGCATTTAAAATCTTATTAGTGTTAAATGCTTGAGCTTCCCCGACCAAAAATGCCATAGCTTCCATACGCCCAGTATCAGAGTAAGGATTAGAACCTGGAATTCTCTTATTGAGCATTGAGGCTGTAATAGGAGTTTCTTCCCAGTAAAGAGGTGGCGTATATTCTTTGCTGGAAAATACGTGTGCATAGTTTTGATTTCCTACTCCTGCACCCCTTACTACGTCGCTTGCAATTTCTCGGATCGATCTTTGAACGTCCATTTCCACTTTTTCGGTGTTAGATGTAAATTCGTATGAAAACAAGGAAGAAAAAAATCGACCTTGAGTTGCGGCTGCTCTAGATTCGTTGTAGAATTCTAGAATGAGTGATTTAAAATCTGATAGAGTCATTTTTTATCCTTCCTTAATTATCGTATCGACCGATTGTTGAACCATCGATTGGAGCTAAACCGTTTCTCATGAGGTTCTCTCTGAATGTTAGGTTGTTAGTATTGGCTGAACTTGTTGCTAGTGTTTCCACGCCAGTGAAAACTAAAGCATCTGCTCTAACGTCTCCACGTCTTACAACCATAGCTTCGGTTACATCACCGGCTATTGCGTCTATTTCTCTAGTTGTAACAAAAAATGGAAGAGCTGATCCGTCGGTTGAAGCACTTGCGCATCGTTTAAGTTTTCCGCTAGCAGTTATTACACCAAGAACTGCTCCTTTAGGGATTACTCCACTTGCATCTTGGGCAATAGTTCTTTTTTCGGCTAACGGGTA